TTCAGTGCAATTGCAGTATAATAAGTATGGATGTATTGAACCCGTGAATGTAAGTAAGAATGGCGTATAGGCCTAATATCCGGCAGCAACGTGTACTTGTTTTTCTTAATACCAGTTTCCTCCCGAAATTCACGCACTGCGCACGCAATATCCGCTTCGGCGGCTTCACGCTTACCTTTTGGCAGCTCCCACACTGTATTAGCGTTATGAGTGCCATTAAGCAGTTCCGTTAGTAACGCTCCCCCATCCCTGCAGAACGTGGCACAAAAGTGTTTTTTCTTTTGTTCGTAGAATGGGTTAAACTTATACATATGAGTAGGATTAACTAGCCAAATGCGGTTCCACAGCACTCCGAAATCCATATTCTTAATATCAATCTTCTCCCCCAAAGTCATATGATTGAATAAGTATCTCAGGCGTCTGTGACTATTTTTACCATTCTTGGAATAGTGTCCTAGCACAAATTCAATAAATGCATAAGTGCATCTTTTTTTAATAACCATAACTTCCAAAGCTTTCTTGTTGCCATTATATCGGCAGCATATTAGACCAAAGCTCTCTTTTACAGTTCGCCTTGGCATTTTAAACTTTGTTCTAATTATCTAATATAAGAATGGGAAGTATTTTGTCATTGATAGAAAGACCCCAATACGAACATTTGGATTTATCTAGAATCAATGCCGAATTAGGTGAGGTTAAATCCCGCCTAACTGCCGCAGAATCGGCATTGGTAAATGAGCGGACAAAACGTAAATCCTATGAAGTTGTAAATCAAGAACATCGCGAGGAGTTAGGGAAACAAACCGCACAAATAGCCCATTTGGAAATGCTGGAGCATAAATTAGAAGAGTTGCGACTCGAAAATGCAACCTTGGCAGATGATAATCGCAAACTTATCGAAGAAAATCGACTATTACAATTACCTGCGGTTGCCGATGCATCAGGCCGCATATCCGACACTGCGCTACAACATTATGTGGCCGAAATTGTGGCAGACCCGCACAATGAACTTAAGTTTGTCAGCCAGTTTGCTCAGAAAAAAATATACTCAGTTATCTTTACTGAGATTCTAAGCTCTTTGGGTACTCTTGAGATGCCTGTTGCGGGGCACGTTGCCAAAATACAATTGGTGGCTAATCGCGAGACAGGTCCATCAACCACTTAGTGACGCTCGGATCCGCTACAATGGTGATGGTGGGATTAAATGGACAACCCTTGCTGCGCAGCCATTTTAGAATATCTAAATGACCCGCTTTAGCAGCTGCATCAGCAACTTTTTCATTCATGGTAAACCCCCAGTCGAATAATTTCTTCATAGCACCTAGGTTGCCCATACTAGCCGAATATCCCATGCACCAACAGTCATCGCAGCGCGATATACCCTGTTCCATAGCCCACTCGGCAAATTCCCAATAGTCACGAGCTGCAGTTAATGCTAATGTCCCATAAGTGGGCTTATACCCTAAGCTACGCAACCATTTAGCTAGTTCTAGATGGTCATACCAGGCCGCAAATGTTATAGAATCCTCTAGAAGAGGAATATTTTTTTGAACCAACATCTGTAGCATTTCCCGCCTATCGTGCAATAGTAAAAGTCCAATGTCATATTTGGACAATTTTTCACTAGCATCCAACTGCTCAGATTTACCTATAGCATCATGTTCAATGATCGATTCCATCCTAGGCTTATGTTCTTTATTCAAAGGATTTTTTGGAAATAAAAAAATAACTTTTTCCAAAAACTGGTCAAATTTCATACTGGAACATGCAGCTACCTTGAATAGGTCCGGGAAGTATGTTATTTCCAGGTTTGCTATTTTCGAAATATATATCACCCAATTGTGTGGTACTCACAGATGTGAGATCAGTCATTGCATGAGCAGCATTTAGCGAGTCTGAACCGCCCCATATAGATGTACCACTCATTTCGAATGCATTTATAAAATTACCTGAAATTGATCTGGCAACCGGCAAGCTAAATCTAAATTATGGACTGTATTTGCCAACGAAGCACTAACCCGATAGATAAAAGAGGCAGTGACGATATTACCAGTTTGAGAATAAAACCCCCCTAGTCCAACCAATGTTGAAACATTTGCCACCGGAGTAAGTGTTGGGAGCCAAGTACCATTAGGGGGAGTATTACCACTTTCCAAGTCCTCGATGAAGATTTTGTCGGTGTCACACATATCGCAATTGCGGGTATATTGATATGTATAAAAATAATCAATCATATATCTTCAGGAGATAGATTACCTTCGCAACTGCAGTTCGAAATGCATGTAGAACCATATGACCCGCTTGGTTGTAGCTCTGTCGGCCTCAGAAAGACGTTGATAACGTCTACGAGAGGCTAGCTCGCGTTTCATCAGCTCCTCTTTGATCTGCTCGCATATATCCTTAATAGACTCGGCGGTTAGTTTGATGTCTAGTTTGTCAGCAATAGCCTGTAGCTCGTCCTTTTTGTGAGTATCACATACGGAACCCCTTATTTGCCGGCGGGCATCTGTAAACTGTTTCATTCTTTGCACGGGCGGCCGCAGCTTAAACTTAATACTTACATCACTGGTACTACGTTCAAAGTATCCTATGATAGTATCATTTTCGACTGCATTTTCTAAATCCATTCCTATGGGCTCAGTGGCATCTTGCCATTCCTCGTTAAGAAATATCCTAAATCCAGCAGGATTGCGGCTCAGGAAGTGACCGACTGGGAGCATATTGGTAGGAGCTTTTTTGGCTTTACGCTTCTTTTGAGCAGCCACAAAGGCATCAAAGCGCGACAATGGAAACTTGCGGTAGGATTCATCAGTTTTACCTATACTAGTCATTAGAAACCTATTACGCATCTCGGTGGCTTTAGTGGAACCAATATACTTTTCAAACAACTTATGTAATGGTCCGGTTAGCTGATCCGCAAACAATACCAAATTGTTCTTATCATAGAAGTACAACATCTTAGCATAGAATTCGTGATATTCCGATAACTGCGCATTCACATTAGTCAGGAGCAAGAAGAAATACTTGACGATATCTTCTATGAATTGCTTATGGAATCTCAAGTTATAGTCTCGCAATGTATCCCCGAGTTGGTACACCGCGAAATCCCTATAGCGCTCGATAAACTGCTTTTTGAGCTTACTATAAGACATGTTCAACGTTTTGACATAATTCGAAATATCCAGAGATACCACACTTGTGTCTTCATCGGTACGATACCAACTATCTATATCCATGACTGGAATACCAGCGGCCTCTTGTAAGCTTATTCTTTGAGTATCCGTCACAGCCTTGGCTGGTAACATTATATAATATTTTCCCAGAGCTGTTATTCGGTGCTCCTGCCCCGCGCGATCTACTATACGCAATTGGCTATAATCCCCAAATTGGCCCGTAAAAGAGGGTTTCTGAATATAAGCTATAGGGTCATGGTCCCATACTAAATGATCAAGAGCCACAATAAACAAAGATTCGTCCCACTTACCATGGCGTTGGATTGGAAAAGGTGGGTCTTGTACAGCCTTCCATAATTCATCATATGTCCAACTACTAGATACTTCTAAAAACAACCTCTTAATCACATACACCAGAAATTCGACTATGTTTTGCTGATGATATGCTATAAATGTAGTAGTCTCACTGACCACTTTTGGTAGCTTGGGCAGCTTAAAATAGAGATCGCCCAATGCGGGCTTAGCCTTAGCTAAAGACGCCTCCGTGGAGTGGTCGCCCATAATTAAAGTACGATTAGCCTCAGCATCAATAGCAGCCTTGTTCGCTACTTGCTCTATCTTTTGGATAATTTGGTAATCTTCCAACTTGATCTTATATCGACGTTCTTCATAACCCAATCCTTTTGGTAAAGCTGATACAAGGATACGAATGTATACGTTTTGTCTATCCGCCGGTAGTCCTAAATGCGATCCTTGGCGAATGGCGCGACCGAATAATTGCAACAAAGCTGCTATGTTATTAGGCACGCTCAAGAGTAGCATTTGTTGAACAGCTTTCAAATCCTCACTTTCCTGAATTACTTTTGATCCCAATAACATCTTGTACTTATATCCATTAATGTTGCCGGAATCATTGAACTTCTCAATGATATCATCTCGCACCTTCTTATCCAAATCACTGTATAGTATGAGAAATCGTGCCGGGTGGTAATCGTGTTTAGAGGTATGTCCAGCTTTGCGGGCGCCACATACCGCACATAAAGTATTCGGGGTAGGGTCAACCCCATCTCCAATGAATCCATTTTGTTTCAACAATTGACCCACACACAATATACCTGACATATTGACATAATAGTGATATACCATCATTTTCCCACAATCCTTGCGTAGCAATGCATGAACTTCCTTTATAAATTTGGAGTATTTCCCAGAATATGGGACCAAATTCTTCAGTTGCAGAAAAGCCCCGCCCAAATACGTGTTAGTATCTGTTTCTATTAATTCCACTCCATTTTTATCACGCCAACTTTGAGTTGCCCCATTAATCTGAAACTTGATTTCTTTGGTTTTAAACAAGACATCTTTGGACGTGGTCTCGGATGCGGGCATATCCAAACCCGGATTAGGCACTCCCAAATCCAATATAGTCTGACCTTCCGCTGGAAGGGTTTCGTCAACGAATTTTTTGTAAGTTCGTAACTGTGCAGCTGGCATAGGGCACTTAATGAATTTAAGATAGGGTATGGTTGGCACACTTTTTCCACATATGACCCGAGTAGGGAATAATCCAGGATCCAACACTCTTAGATATGAAATGCGCCCCTGCATTATTTTATTGATTCGCTTAAGCGCATCGGACCGCAGATCTTCTCCATCAAAGAAATCCGCCCTAGTATATCCGGCAGATGTTAAGAGATTGAGTAAATCTACAACTTCATGTGGCTTATTATTAAGAGGAGTGGCTGATAAGAACAAGGCGCGTAGTGATTCGGGTCGCCCATCATAAATATCCAATATTTTTTGAATAGCTATTCCGTAGTTGTTCTTATCACCTGAATTATACACATTGTGAATCTCATCACATATAATCAACCCATTGGCCATCATATCCACCAGAGGCTGATTAATTGTTATAGATCCGTCAGCTAGTCCAGCTTCTATTTCTTCAGATGTGGTTTGTTTACCAACTCCCTGGAATAAACGATTGAAGAATGCTTTGTAACCAATGAATTTAAAATAGCCCCCATAATTAGGATTAGACAATCGACGCTTAAGCCGCGATTCAAACTCGGCCAATCTTTGTTGAGCTTCTGGGCCGCCAGTCTCGGCCTGTATTCTCAATTCAGCATGTTCTGCAATATCTTCTTCAGTAACAAATCCAAATTCCGGGTGTCTGAGCAGTTCGCGCCGAAAAATGCTTTTTGTGAATCCAATGATAAATACAAATGGAGAGTTGTCCTTATCAATGGCGTGCATTTTCTTGTATATTTTAATGAACTCCATGGCGATCCCCAATGCACCGATAGTCTTACCAGCGCCAGTCACCCATTTCATCAATAGTCGCATATACGGCGTATCCGGATTATCAAAGTTTTGAACAAACAGTTGGAAGCTGCGGAATTGTATTCGGCGATCCTTCCTTATCAACTTGTCAATTTCTCCTGCAGGAGGTTGATCATAGGGGATCTTCAGCTGGCTAAATTCTAGCCTATTTGTAATATCAGCGGTCAATATTGGTGAGTCTGCAGGTGGGTAACTCATCTGCTCAATAAAATGATGTATATTTTGTTAAGATGATATATTTATAATTTTGAAACCATTGAACAAAAAGCCGGTGATGGGAAAAATGGAAATTGGATCTCCATGGTATGGGTATATGTACTTATTACATATGAAAGACATCAGAGAAAAAATGGAGAAGGCTTTAATACACTAAAGAACTTATACTAATAGTTTTAGTTCCATTAGCCATCATTTGTCTCTTTTTCTCATCCCATTTCATAGCATACTCCCAAAATGATACTGCTGGGAAACGGTGATGTAACGCATGGTAGTTTTGATACATTAATACAATAGTAGCCAGACCATTGAGAATCCCAAAATCCAAATTGTGGGTGTGCTTATATCTTTTAGTGTTCTGGTGTGGATAGTGGGGCAGGAAATCGAAAGCGAAAGCCAGCAGAGCTATAGTGATGCGACTGGGAAGAATCCAATTCCACCATAGTACAGGTAAATAACCACTTTTCCACGACCAGTAGATCAATATAATCATATTTATATGATACATCCAAACCGTACAAGTTTCAAACATAGATCTTTTGGATGCCCATGGCAATACTAATGGTATGTAAAATCGCAAATAATTTATATCTATGGTAGACCAGCGAAATGGTAATGTCCACCAAACTCCTGAAGCATAGTGATCTGGATCTTTTTTAGGATCATTTGTATAACGATGATGTTCTAAATGCATATGTTTGAAGGCCCAGAAATTAGCTTGCGGGCCTATCCATAATTGAGATATCCATCCCATGGTTTGGTTGATCCACTCTTTCTTAGGAGCAATTGATCTATGAGCAGCATCATGCATAACTGTGAATTGCATGTATGAACATAGTATAAATATAAAGAATCGGCCAGGAATTTCCAAATACCAGGCAGTTGCATGGACCCAGGCCACGATCAGACAAAGGGCGACTGTATCGTACCTGACCATTTTTATATAAGTGCGTTCAAAATTACCACATTTTTTTTGAGTAATATAAAATGTGTGATATTGCAAAAAGACCTGGGTATGAGCCCCCAACGGTATTATACTGGCCCGGTCACGATAATACGACTTGTACCGGATCTGGCACCCCCCTGGGAGATAACTATAAAAATATAGAACCCTGTCCACATCATCACCATTGTAGTATTGGCAGCATAGCCATTTCACCCTTGTTGATTTTACAGCCACATATGAAAGATACTCAAAGATGGCCCGATCCCACCAACTGGGCAGGAGAGTTTTCAACTATATTTGACGACTGGCAGACAGAATTTCCAGGTCTCAGTGTTCATAACATTACAGGACTATCCAGTCATTGGAATCCACGGTATGGTAAAGATTGGGATGATTTCCGATATAAGGCTTGTTCTGGTCAATTTGCTGATCCCAATATTTATGGCGTTTGGTCTCCAGGCTCATCTGCATGTAGTACTTTTATGACTCAACAATATTGCCCCACCAGAATGGGACTACGAGGTTGTCAAGACTACTGTCGACAATATTCTAATCCCCACTGTGACGATGCAGCATATAAGTACTGTAATGATCGCAAACGTACAAAGGACCCAGATTTCTGTTCCTGTATTAACAGTTCATTACCAAACCCATATTGCCTCGATCCCAATTGTAAGCTTGAGGGATATCAACCAACTAATGTACGCAGCAAACCTTGTAATATAACCGAAATTGACTGCACTCAAATAATCGACGCTCAAGGTAATTCTAATAGTAGCTTTAAGGATATTTCCCAGTATCAAGTCTGCGAAGCGGGGACCTGCGATGTGGCTAAAGGTGATACTTGTATTAAGGGAAAGTCCTCTAATAATAACAAGGGTTGGCAATTTCTAGAAGAGAATCTCATGTTGTTTATGGTAATATGTTTTATCTTAGCTATAATTTCGGCATTTGTGTTAAAGCATTCCGAAGATGGGCGATTATAAAAATGAATTAATCTCGGGATCATAACTTTGACGTGTTATGCATAAAGAAGTGGTTCATATTAGTTTCGAAAAAGTTAAAAAATGTTGTGAGACTGTTGCTAAAAAACTACAAGATGAGGAGAAACCCTACAAGGGCATAGTTGCCATCACTAGGGGTGGGTTGTTTCCAGCGGGTCTCTTAGCAAAAAAATGCTCAATATCACTATGGTTGAAACCTTCTGCATTAACAGTTACGATAGGATGAAACAGGGGAAGTTAAACCCCGCGGCGCGGCTATGGTCGACTATTATGCATTTGAATGCAACCAAGATCAATGAATAGAGTTTGATTGGTAAACCTGGTAGCTATGCCTCTTTGAACTTCGCAACAGCACCTTTCAAGGAATCCATTAAAGCATACTTTTTTTCAAGTTGCTCTAGTCTATCCTTTGCATATACCGCTCCTTGATATATTAAGTGATTTAATAGCTTGAAGTAAAGTTCAACAATAATTACTAACTTTATCAATGTTAGAAGAGTGTTCATATGCCAAATACCCAGCAACTGCAAGGTTGCATATCCGACCCAAAAAGAATGCCAAAATGAGTATTCGCTCCGAGCAAATACATACAAAGCCGGTAGAATCAATAATAACTCTAATATTTCACAGATCATAACTTTCACTTTTTGTATTTGTTATATAACTGCCAAACTTTTTTATTGGCTTGGTATTTCTCATCCGTGCCATATTTATCAGCCATTTCTATGATAGCCACTCGGTGCTCCCTAATTTCAGCAACAAATCCATTGATAATCTGATCAGGATCCTCCCCAACCAAAATGGGGCGATCTTCAGCTGGTTTTTTATCCCATACGTAAACAACAGCGTCGGCATTATTGATTTCAGGCGGACGTTGTATCCAGACCTTTTTCTTCATATTAACCAAATCGGCCAGAGCAACTACCTTGGCTCCTTTCGGAGCTTTTGGCGCTTTCTTATACATATACAACAAATTGTAGAACTTCTTAACTACCGCTTCGCGAAGATCTAGTTCTGGTAATTCTTGTAACTCAATCCCAGATGGTTCCACTTCGTATATGTTAGAATCCATACTAGGATATATGTAAGCATGACCATTAGTTGTCATATTCGTACTGAAAGGTCTATAATAAGCTCCAGATCCACTCACCCTGATGTTGATATCGTTCCCCCTAGCTAATCCCATCAAATCTTTATTGGCTCTAATTTGGATATAGATATTGCCTTTTTTGAGGAAAATACGACCCTGTCTATCTAATCGCTGAATTTCGCAATTAGGTATAATAGACCCAGCTGGATATATTTCCACCTCGGCTTTGAAACGAACTGAAATAAGTCCGCTGCCGGGAGGGTTGAGTAGTAACTTACAGGATGATCGTTCCACTATGCTGATTATTTTATTAATGAATTTGCGACGAAAGCACTTCCCCTCATATTGGCGCACGAGCTCATTCAAGCAAAATCCATCCAAATCCTGAATAGGGTTATCAACAACAATTTGGGTCTCTAATATCTCAACAAGACGCATCTATTATAATAATACCCAAAAGTCTTATAACTTTTGGTAAAGTCCTTAGATTCCAGGGGTTTCAAAATTTTTAAAATCTAAATACTCAAACATCAGATTAATAATGGACCAAATCCGAGCAGATCGTAAAAATAATAGATATATTCAAGACCAAGTTAGATCTCTTATAGACCAAGTCCAAGAGGATATCCACAATGCCCGTGAGCATATGGAAAAACAATCCATAACTGAGCTGCCTCAGTCTTTTCATATTCCCGAAGTGCCCGAAAAGGATGCTCAGCGTCAGATATACTACCACGTAATGAGAGCATTTGAGAAGGAAAACTTTACAGTTAAGATCAAGTTACCCTGTCGCAAGTGTACTCGTTGCAAGAAGAAAGTAACCAGAGATCCTTGCCCACATTGCGGTGCTTTAACTATGGTTCCACTACGCCAAAAAACATATCTAGTTATACCTTTAGAGACAAAGATGGACGATGATGAACGTGCGGGTATGGATCAATACATCAATGAGCGCAGAATAGTATAATTCTGCGTCAGAATAGTATAATTATTCTACGGCGGGTTCTTGAAATGTATGCCACCAGCAGCCATATAGTAGGCATCGACTTGCTTTTTTGTTATCCTTTGGATCTCTTCAAGAGGTGTAGCTTTACCCCTTTCAAAGAATTCCTGAGATGTAACATCCGCCTGCCATTCGGTATCTGGATTAAGTGCCATCATATACTGCTCTTTACGAAATCTTGTACTACGCACAAATCTATATGGTTTCATCAGGAATTCGAATCCTCGAGGTCGCTCGCGCTTGAGTGTTAGTCCTATTCTAGGTCCTGCCTTGATCCTCCCTTCGGATGGAGTGGCTAGATCAACGATATGTAGACGGGGAAACTCATAGGCATTGATTGGTGGTGCGTCAGCTGGAACAAGATCACTAATTTTCTCTAATTCCAATTGTTCGAGAATGTAGTTTACAACTCTACACGGTCCTTCAATGACTCCTAAATCCGGAGATCTGATGGAACGGATCAATATTCCTCCATAATTACTTTCCCCACCGAAGGTCAAATCGAGTCCTTTGAAAGTGCCGCTGCGGTAATTATGTCGCTGCTTATGAAAGTACCAACGATTGTTAGTAAGGTGATCTGCATGGCAATGTACAAAGGGATCTGGATGTTCTGGGGATTGGAGGTAAAATTCTATTTCGTAAATTTCACACACCACACCATTGATTTCAATACCCTTTGTATTAAGTAATTCAGTTGCTCGTTCCCTAAACATCTCGTTTCATAGTTTTCATCATTTTTCTAATTTTCTTGCAAATTTGACTTGTATTATACATCTGCATTATGACCAGGACTATGATGAATATAAACAGTATTATCAGCATATCGTCAGTAGTTATTCCTAAATTTGGTAATATGGATTGCTCTTTTTCGGGCGCTTGCGGAGCAGAACCTTGCGGAGCAGAGGTCATATGTTCTTTACAAGTATGATAAGTTCTTCTAACCACCGGTTTAGGTTCTACTTGACAAATCTTCCGAGGCTTTGCACAGCGCCGTCTGGTAAAACTGGGAGCTATGCCACGTTCTTGCATACATCGACTTAGCTTACCTACGGGGGTGGTTGAACGTTTTCTTTGTATACGAGGACCACCCAATACTTCCGAAAAGGCGAATTCTTCCTCTCCGTCCAACATATTGGATGGTGAATATTGGTCATATCCGAACCCCACCCCACCCATAATTTCCGAATCAGTAATGTTCATCTGAATATATACTAATCAAGAAAAAAATGGATGATGAGTACATATTGTATTTGAGAGGTATCACTCTAGATGATGTTCATGATGAAAAGGATTTCAGTGAGATATTCGATCAAGCAGCTCTGGAGGAGTTTGATACCTCAGAAGATTCGGATGATCCCGATATGGAAGCCCTCCAGCGTGAAATGGAGATCGGTTTCCAAATTAGCAATACTGGATCTTCAATAAGACCCGAAGATTTGGCCGCACTATGTCAACCAAGTATCATTGTTCATGAAAAGCCGCCCAAGTATTTCTTTGACCGCAAACGTTGGCCTAATTCCACATTTCTAAAATGTTGGTATTGTGATTGTCAAGTTTCCGGTCCGCCGCGTTTCATAGCTTTAGAGTTTACTATAGTACTCGTACCTGGGCCAGATGATAAGGCTATAGAAGAACAGGCTATTAAAACCCACGGCAACTTTTGCACATTTAATTGTGCAGTGGCCCATATCCAAGGAGTTCGTGATCCAAAAATTGGTTTTAAACAAGAACAATTATGGGAAAAACGGTCGCTTACACGGATTGCTTATCAAAAATTTCATGGACGACCAATATCCACTATATTACCTTCTCCTCCTAAATACAAGATGGTGCAATTTGGTGATGGAGACATGAGCCAAGAGGATTATAGAAATATAGTCCGCAACTTGGATAAGGAGAACCATGAAGCAGAGAAAGCTGATATCATCAATAGCTTTTAATACTTAAGCTATGGAAGTAAAGGAAAAATATGGATATAACTGAAGGAATTGAAGATCCTACAGTACTTACGGCGCTGGGCGATGTCTTAAATAAGGAGCATGTAGATGAGAAAATAGACCTAGTTGATCTCGAACGCCAGTTTATTGGCAATATTAGCCCCGAAGTGAGACAAGTTGACCCCGCCGAAGCCTTCAAAGAGGCTATGAGTAGTATGATGGAGGGTATTGAAGAGCCACCGGCTGACTTTGGAGCAGTCATGACTGATGCCTCAACTTCGACAAGTCGGGTGTCTACAAGTTTTGGAACATCTACACCCGCTCCCGCGCCTGCGCCAGCTCCTGTTGGGATGGGTAGCGATCCAGTGTATGTAGACAGATCTGTATACGAGGCTCAACAACAATCAAGCTTTTCACCATCCTCCGCAGATATTAGTATGTCCAGAACCCCTTCCTATCATCCCCGCACCGACTATAAGTATAACTTGCGACCCGACCGCAGTTACAAGACAGACTTGGAGAAAATGACCGAAGAGCAGCAACGTCAAAGTAGGATTGATCAAGTACTAAAAAATATGGATGGCGGAATGGAGTTTGATGAATCTGGCTTTGAGAAAGAGCGTGAGGAAGAACATAAAGCTATACTGTTGGAAGACATTGACTCATTGCGCACAGAAATGACCGATGAACGGATCGACATTAGCCGCATTCCGGAAGTTGATGCATCCTCCAATATGGTTGAGATTGAGAATGTTCATCGCATGCTTAAATATAAATACGACCGACAACGTTATGGTGAACTGGCCCGCGATGCCATTCTAACCGGCGTCTATGCGTTGGAATATGTATTTGACGGAAAGCGCCAATGGGGACCATATAGGCCGGACTTGACTGATTGGCATAATACTGTCAAAGTTAAGCTGCGGCATATGAAGTACGAAACATCCACTATCGTGAGTGACATAATGAAAGAATATAATATTGGACCCATGTGGAGAATTGCCCTTGAGCTAATACCTTCCGCAATTATCCATAGTCGTATCCGATCTGGTCGAACAGCCGCCGATGTATATACGGCAGATGAGTACGCCGATGCTATAGATCATATACGAGATTATGATGACTGATTATATAGGGAACGACCGCGTACAATTATATCCGACTCTGTATCATGTAACGTTGCTGAAACCCCCGCCCGGACATGTAATAACCCTTCAATTCGCGAACCGACTGTTCCAAGAACATTGGGAGTTATGACCACAGGCTCTCCATGATTCCATAGCAGCTTCCCATTGGTATTCAATTCATTAACTAACAGAATTGCAATGCCGAGCTCAGCTGCTTTTAGCTGCAATTCGTCACACCAAGCAAAAGCCATCACAGTCACGATGTCTGCCCATGCAACAGCTTCCAATTGTTGCGATGCAATGTGGGGGGACATCGCTTATTTTTTGGTCAGCCCACAACAAATATGGTTTGACCTTTGCTCGCAGCTTTATGTGATAAAGAACATCGTCATCCATAATCTCAGGATGCACTTTAATAATACTAATTTCATCTCCTCGGTGATCGAGAACTAATTTCAATGAATATTCGTCACAATCCGCCGCAAAACATAATGCTGGGCGCGAATGCTTAGCCAAACGGTCTTTAATTTGGTCTATAATCTTTGGCGGCTCTGACGAATTCATCACCAAACTTTTTCTTCATAAATCTGTTCAAAATTATCAAATTGTGCTGTAAAGTGTCAAGCTTACGTTCAGCCTCACTTCCCGCTATAGCGGCGGGTACTGGATTAGATTTGACTGCATTTCGATATTCATCTCCATACTGCTGAATCATGAATTTGTTAATAATGCCAATATTACGCTGAATACTGTTAATTCTTTTGACCATATTTTCAGCCGGAGTTGTCGCAGCCGCGGGTGCAACAGCGGGTGCTCGCGGAGCGGGTGTGTGATCTTGCTTCCAAACAAAATATAACTTGTTGTAGTAAAGATTGTAATTAGTCCGTCCAGCACCACGAATAGTCATGTACTTCTCTCCTTTATATTCAGATTTGGCTAAGATTTCACCACCTAGTTTTAGATCGCCCTTATTGTTCATAAAACGGATTACAGAACCAATGGGCATATCCTGCCATTTATCGCGGGGAACAAGGGAATAGCCCACTAATAGCTTACGATCCCCGGGAGTAAGATGAACTGTTCGCTTTTTTATAGCTGGAGCAGTGTCATCTAATGGTGATTTATCTTTCTTTTTTGTCGTCCCACTCACAACTACCTGACTGGACTTCTTCTTGTCCAAATTGAACATTATTTATACAAGGGTTATTTTTTTAGTAACCAAAAACAAAAAAAGCATGGGCTATTGGCTGCTATCAGTCAACAGCGGTTAGCTTTTAAATATACCACGCAGGTAGTTGAAATGTTGCTAATTATTATTTACATTTATCTCCCATTTCCTATGATATAGCCTCCTGAATCTCCATTTGGCGGATCGAATGTTAGCAACATTCTAGAATATACTAGTATTATTTCAATTTTGTTAGACTTAAAAAATTAACCCAAGTTACTATCGGGTAGTTGTACTACCTCCAGAACTGGAACTACCGCCACCGGGGGGATCAAATGTTCCTTTATTTATCAAACTTGAGCATATGTATTCCATCTCTTCTCTATATACAATCATATGTGCCTAGAGTTATTTTGATTATAATATTTATTCAATTTTTAATATACAGTGAGTTCACTATGGAAGCTTACCTAGAATGGTACGTTAAAGAGTATAATAAAGTGATAGGGGTGGATGCAGTTAATAAAGCAATTAGCAAACCTTGGTTTAAGAAAGCTATGAAAACAGTTCCTGGACTGCAATATCTACAAAATATATTTCGTCATGAGATTCTTGAGACTATAGCTACGGAAGTTTTGCTGCGCAGAACAGAATATTTCACTACAGTTTTCAGAATCTATCGTAAATACCCTGGAAAGTCCAAAGACGTTTCCGGAAAGTCCGAAGAGGTGACTTTTAATACCATATATGCATATTTGTACACTTATTGGGATGGTAAAAAGTTTAATCACGAATTCTATTGCTTTGGGCCGACATTTCGATCCTGCGATGGGGAGTACAGAGGGAACTTTCTACCATTCAGGCAACTCAAATGGAATAAAGAGCAATTCAAAGAATCGTTTGGTATGGTTGAACACAAATTACTAGGTGATATGAAATCAACTGTTGACCTATCCTATACCATATTCCCACCTAAAGATGCGCCCATAGAGCTGACTAAGAAGCTGAATTCGATAATAGATAGACAACGTTTAGCAATAACACTGTATATTCCGGGGTTTTTAATCTTTATTCATGATGAGATGCTTAAAATACAAGCTAACCATATATTGTCCGGATATCGCGAATCTATGTTTGGCAAAGACTACGCAGCTTTATACAAATCTATAGTTGACAAAATGGGTGAAAAGAATTATATATTGATGCTTTCAAAAATTGGTGCTGTATTAAAAAGTCCGGAAATAGGGACAACTGATATTACTTTACTAGGTCAAAAATTTATTCCACTTAAGGCGGGTGATTTAGAGTATTTTGAAGATCTATCTTATTCCCCTTGGAGAGAATATTTTATAACTAGTTTAGTGGGAGATCTACCTATTAACGGCATCAGTCCCAGTTTTCCAATAATAGCTGGTTACTTCTTCATTAATACTAATAGTCCTGAACTATTTGACAATTCCGTGACTAAAGTTAAGCTGAAGCATTCTAAAGTTGCAGAAGATATTGTCAAAGAACTGGAAGTTGCTCGTACTCATACATATTTGAATCCAAAGAAACAGGATGTGTTTATTAGTTACCGCATGGAAGGGTTATCTGATCATATAGAGATTCCGATCGAATATGCTGAAAAGGAGCTAATTATGTCCAACTACACTATGTGTATAGTTATTGAACATATAGGTAGGACATTTGCAGATGTTTTTGCATTGAACAATCTAGACTTGTGGAATTTTGAAACAGGTCCTATATTCGAAGATTTTTGGACCTTTTCCGCATACATGTTTGGATATTTATATGCTTTGGCGAGCATGAATTCTAAAATAGGTATTATTCACGGGGATCTCCATCTCAACAATGTAACAATATTCAGGGTTATGTCTTTGTTTCGAGCTCTTGGAGAGCATAGATGGGCTCCTAATAACTATATGACTTATTTAGTTAATGACAAAGTGTACATGTTCCCATTTTATGGTCGTTATGCCGGAATTATTGATTTCAGCCGTTCTTTTGTAACACCCGAGCTAATACATCAAAAGTATCCAAATAAAATCCAAGCAGAGCAACAAATAGATAAGCAGCGCCGTCGTATGTCCGATGCATTCAAGCGCGAAATGCCTGAGTTTTATAAGGAGCATGGTGTGCAGTTCGAAATATTGATGTTGCGCAATCCGGATCTATCGTTTAGAATTCTAACAGCATTGGATTCTCATCGTCTATTTCGAGGCATTGCTCAAAAGATGGAGGAGAACAAAATTGGGGGAAAATTCCTTTCACTAGTACGTGATATTCAAAATGAGGCTAGGTATTATTTGCGAGATGTTGTATTGCAAGCTGCCCAGGGTCAAATAACTGAAATAGGCTACCCCAATGAAATGATGTTGGAGAAGTTTTTCCGTGACTTTCAAGTCACGAAGGTAAAGCCTAAAGAGCCATTTGCAATTGCGGATGTTTTTAATTATGACCAACCTATCAAGTATAATATACGTGATTATGAGGCTTTTCCAGAAACTGCTAAGTGGGACGAAGCGCTGAAGCGTAAAATACAGCTGGATGTAGTCCGCCACAAGCGGTTCCAGAAACTAATTGGTTACTTTGATAAAGAAGAGGATCGCACTGCTAATCTAGTGGAAGATTTCCAAAAAGAAAAAGGAAAACGTCGGGGCAACCCTAAATTGAGTGAAGATGCTTCCGCTGAGACTCATAGCGTTTGTGATCCGTTACAAGACAACAATAGTAGTTCCTGATGTATATTAAATTTGAACTTAATATACTCGTATAAACAAGAAGTGTTTACACGAAATGTCGTTCTGTGTTAATTGTGCCAATAGATTAGAAATACAAACAACTGGGGGTATGTTAAAATACAAATGCACGGAATGCCATCGTACTTATGATGCCACTCCTGATGCAACTCTCATAGAAAGTATTAACTTTGGTACATTTGACTCTATTGAGAAACATCGCAAATTTCTTAAAACAGCCGCCTTTGATCCAACCAACCCGAAAGAGGTTATGAAGTGTCCTAAATGTCCGGAAAACTTGGTTTCCAAAGTACGCATTACCAAAAAAGAAGTTGTTATATATGCTTGTAAATGTGGACACATTTGGCGTCAAACCTAATTCCACCAAGGCGATTAATAATGACTCCAGGAGTCTTTATCTGGTAATCCCATTTCATTGGGATCCCATACTTCAAAATATTTGGATGTGAGTGTGCGTTTGGAGGTATCTTCTCTATGTACCAATATGGGGCACTTGCGATCTATCAATTCTTTTTTAGCCATTGCGATAGGACTGGTTAGCCCTGTAACATCAGTCAAAATGGGACTGTTGTGCTCTATTTGAGCAATTCGCATAGATAGTAATTTAGATACCTCCTCCTTAGTCAAAATGCTACTGGTTCGTCTCTCATCTGGAGGAATTATGTAATTGCGGCAATGTAGTGGATCTGTGTAATCTACTTGTCGCTCCTCCGGGTATTCAGCCTCATCATCAAGGTCCTCCGCGCTTTCTGACTCACCTACTTCAGACTCTTCGGTTTCAGATTCATCAGCATAGTCAAAGTCTTCATCTTCAGATGACATTTCTCAGAGAGTATATCAAATTTAACAAATAACTTTAGTATTAGAAATGTTAGCACTTTTGTTTATGTGGTATGTCTCTATTATATTATGGATTAAAACGCTAATAGCATGGATAGGCTGTTATGTCCGCATAATGCAAACACAACCTTTTAAGAAATGTCAAATACACGAAGTAGTTGATGAAGACACTGCTCAAAACTTAACTTGTGAGTTTTGTTGGGTGTTTACTTTCCAACCACAAACTGCGCATACTTTGGAGAAATTCTTCTCCCGCAACTTGCGAGTTACCTTCCAAGATGCCCAATCTGTAGAAGTATGGCATTTGGACGGCACTGAATATTACCGCAAGGCAGGCGCCCCAGCAGAGGACCGCAAAAAATTCTCATTTAAGCAGATTAAGTTTCGAACAAAAAGTTCTTGACTTTTTGTAAAGTTCATGACTTTTTGACAAACATGGCCACGAAAGATCGACTAGCCGTAATATTCGGCTTGTTTTGAGTAAAGTAATACATCGTGTCGATTAGTCGGAGTTTGCCAAACAAACGTTTCCACGACGGGACATTGCGATATTGGAAAACATCATTTTTGTAGTTTCCTTCCTCGAAGGCGATTTGGTATATCTTATGTTCAAGGTTTACGATCATGGCATCTGCGGCATCCCAACAATCATGCTCACGAATTATTAAATATCCACCCGGCTTCAATACTCGAACTATCTCATCAACCAGTTGATGAATATCTCGAACATGATGTAATGACATCATGGCAGTTATTATATCAAACGAATCACTATCATATGGCAGAGGTTGACCAGGTTTAGCAACCGTTCTAATAACTCCATTCTTTTTTCCCGACTCACCATAAACATCAAAGCAGTGTATGGTGGAGGCGTTTATGATCTCCCCCAACTTTTTACTAACACCACAATCCGCTCCCCCAACATCTAAATATTTTGGATTTTTGGGAAGTGGCATCGCCGATTGAATAGTTTTAAGTAGTTTATGTGCATGAAATTGGTCCCTTTTAGTTCCAAGTGACCACATAGGTTTATCCTTGTCGGGCTTCAATCCGCGAATTTTAGCCACTTTTTGCAAGATTTCTTTGTCATTTTGCCCATGGGGTAACTTTTTTATCTTGAGCACCCGGAGCAACCTTGCTAATAATGTTAAATCTCCAGACCTACGTATGGCTTTGATTTGATCACCTTCATAATCTGTATATCCCAGACGTCCGGCAGGTATCTTACGGGAATCATTAACTATATCATTTCCACCATCTATTTGGGTGGTGGGACTGCATTTAATAATAACCAAAGCTACTATTATAATCAGTAACAACAATAACAATATCAAAAATTTGGCCATTATATATACTAATCATAATACATTATCTTTCAGCCATTTTTTTGTTTTCGAATCCGCGACACAGTTACATTTGTCACTTATCGCATAACCTCTAGTATGGATCCAACCTATGGAATTAGTATGGCCATTTTGTGTGGCCAATATGCTGATTTGTTGCGCTCTCCCAGTTGCTAGTTTAACATTCATTCTTTCCAACCAATCCGCGATATTAGTATGACCATTCATCAAAGCGACTTCCATGGCCGCCGGGCCGCATTTATGTATGTCTTCTTTGCGAGCATTCATCCAAATATATTCCAAAACATGCATTTGCCCACCTTGCGCGGCCGCTCTTAATTCCCTGCCAGAAGGGAATTCGAAGGGCAAATTGCCGAATATCCACTCTAAAATATGCAGTTGACCATTTCGGGCAGCCATTTTTTTAGCATATTGGTTTATATAAAGCCATCTATGCTGAGAAAGCCATAAAAATACGCACAATTGACCACCCTTAGCGGCATATGATGTGGTATCTTCCGTAGGGTAAATCTTCCATTTAACTAGTTGCTCCATTATGTGTATTTGTCCAAACTCGGCCGCAAAGGTCATAGCCTTCTGAGTGACTGGAAATTTATGATCTCTAAATAATTTCATCATTTCCAAATTACCCTTTGAGGCTGCGATAGCAGGTGGGGTTGTATAGCCTCCGGAGGATATTCGTTCAAATTTTGGGCAACCTCTGCCTAATAACCATTTAACTAACTTGATGGAGTTTTGACGAGCTGCCAAAATATACAGATTTTCAGAAACCAACCCTTTTGTTTTCCAATAAAAGGGTTTACAAAAGCGAGCTATTAAGAGAAAATCTCCCAGATATTCTCCGATTATATATCTAAGTTCCTCAGGTAGGTCTTCTAGCGAGAGCATTTTTACACTAATACGACACTTGTTCAAAATATATGTAAAAAACGATACTCTAGAAAGCGGTTTTTACGATGAATAGTGAATGGGTAATATTTTCCATTTAAAAATTTATATTGGACAAAATACTTATGTCAAATTTGAATCTAACCCGATTCCAAAAGGCCTACATGAACGGGGAATCGATTAGAGAAGCCGCTGGGGACGTAGAATATGAAAAGCAATTTAAGATCAATGATTCTTGCCGGAAACTACATGATTTCTTGGATAAAAGTGTTTATATCAGGGAACAACGACATCCGGAAAGTAATATTATTAATCAAGGAGTAGGAAGTTACTGTGTACCTGTAGGGGGTCAAGACGAGTTTTTCCGACTTTATGATAATTGTAGACAATCCGGTGTACATCTGTGCTTTACGGAAAGACAATATTTCACACTTCCCGGTGGCGAGCAGCTAACTCATTCCGGTATCATGTTGGACTTTGATATTTATCAGCGCGATTCTGTTGTACAGGTCAACGATATGCACTATCAGCACTTAATGGAGGAGATATTCCAAAAGCTGATGGAGCTAATAGACATGTCTATAGAGGATGGTAAACATATTTCAGTCAAAGAAACGTATGTTTGTATTATTCGGAAACCTGATTTGGCCTTGATTGACAATCATGCTGAGTTTGGTAACTGCTACAAAGATGGGTTTCATATGCTAATTCCGGGAATTCAGGTAAGCAAGGGGTTGAAGAAGTTTCTTCGTCGTAAAATCTTGGAAGCTCGGGTATTGGAGACTGTATTTGCAGATTGCAAATTTCTGAACTCTTGGGATGATATTCTGGATGCCAATGCGACTTCTGTGCCAGTTTTCTTCATCGGTGGGGGTAAAAAAGGAAAACCCATATACAAGGTTGATAAAATCTATAGAGTTCGGGGTAGAACTGATAGTAGTCAGATATTTATTAATGAAGAACATGCATTTTATGAAGATGCCAATGTTCCACAAGAGTTTAGTCTCACATGTCCCAGTAAGTACATTAAGAAGATGGAATTTGAACCCAGACCATTATACCAAGATCAAATCCAAATGATGGCTGAGAAGACCGAGAATGATCTCTTGGATATGGAAGAAATCATTGAAAATGAGAACGATCTAAGTATCTTGACTATGCATGACCCAGAGGCTAATAAGATCAAGCAAGCATTTACTATCATCAATCGCGAGCGCTTGAATACCTATTCTAGTTGGCGGGATGCAATGATAATGTTAGCTAATGAGGGCGAGCAATACAAACCCATAGCTATATGGGCTAGTCAGCGTGTTCCACATGCATTTATCAAAGACGGTCTCAAAACCATTGATAAACTGTTTGATCAGTTCGCTAATCAACCTCCTATAGAAGGAGTGCGCCCCCTGACTATTCGAACTTTGTTTAAATGGGCCGAGGAGGACAATCCGGAAAAGTATCGAGAAATGCTTGATAACAGTGCGTTTAAAGTCTTGTTAGGAATTGTTCTTGATAACATGGGGGATATTGAAGATTCAGATGTGGCTAAAGTGTTGCATATCATGTTTGATAAGAAATTCCTGTCAGTATTGGATTCAACCGGTGATTCTGACGATAGGTATTGGTATGAATTTGTTATGCCCGGAGATAATATGGCCGATGGGGAAGTGTTTAAATATCGGCGAGAAAAGTTCCCAGACAATCTAGCTTTGTATATGAGTCAGAAGATGCCTAATTTCTTCAAACAAATCAACGATTGGATTAGAGACAAAGCAGAACAGGCTGCGGCTGATGCTAATAAAGCCAAATATTATCAGGAAGTGCGCAAGAACTTTAAACAATCATCTAAGAAGCTTCGTCGAGATGGATTTCAAAGACAGGTTATCCGACAAGCACAACTTATGTTCCGTGATAGGAATTTCCTAGCAAAACTAGACAAAGATCCCAACATTTTGGGAGTGTACAACGGGGTGTTATTGTTAACTCCGGATAAAGTTAAGCTTATTGCTCGATTTCATGAATATCCAGTTAGCAAATTCACGAAAGTTAATTTTGTGCCCTACAACGCCGAGGATCCCTGCGTGAAAGCACTCGAATCGGCTATAAGAGAAATGTTTCCACCAGATGAAATGGATGCTCATGAGTTTATTATGTGCTATTTTGCATCCACTCTTGATGCGAATGCCAAGGAAGCCATGCTATTTGCGTTCTTCGGTGGCGGTTCTAATGGTAAATCCTTTATTATGGAATTGCATCGCCGCACCCTTGGAGATTGTTATGGGAAAAAACTAGGTATAACATTCTTGACTCGCCCGCCACCATCTGCTGATAAGCCTAATGATGCTTTAATGCAGCTTGAAGGTGCACGTTATGTATACTTCTCAGAATCCGCCGAAGGGGTCATGCTTCAAATGGAATCTGTCAAGGAATACACAGGTGGTGAGTCGCTATATGGCCGGCGACTCCGCAAAGAAGGTCAAATGTTTGAACCCCACTGCCACTATAATATTGCCAGTAATCACGAATTGGGTATTGTGGGTATTGACCACGGTACTTGGAGACGTATTCGAGCATACTGGTTCAAGATCAAGTTCTGCAAAGACCCTGATCCAGAGAATCCGTTTGAAAAGAAGGCCAATCCGAATTATATCAAAGTATATAAGAAGAGCCCTAAGTGGCAACAAGCTTGGTTGGCTATCTTGAGTAAATATTACGTGATCTTCCACAAAAAATATGGAGGGAACTTATGGAATATCCCATGTCGTACTATCGAAAAGGAAACTCAAGAGTATCGTAATCGCCAGGATACTATTAATCGATTCATTACTGAAAGGGTTCGATATGATCCCAATGCAGCGGAAGCTCCTATGGAACGGCTGACTAATGCCTACCGAGATTGGTATATGGCTAATATCAATGCTCGGGATAGGATTGTGCCTCGCGAAGCCCTGGAAAAGTTCAATAACTCTAGTATTGCTAAGTATATCAGCAAGCGTAGCGCGGGTCAGTATCTACAATATCACCTTATACTTAAAGCTGAAGAGGTGCAAAGATATGATGAGGAAGCTCGCCGCCTTGCAAATGGTGGAGGGCCTATACCTACCGAGGACGAGGAAGGGGATGTCTTAGCTCGCATGCAAGCCAAATTGATGGCCCGTGACCACCAACACGGAGGGTCCGGACAAACCCAGTTTTCCGGTGAATGAGCCTCCCCCTTTATGGATTGGTGCATAAACTCCAAATTCTTTTTTATAGTACAATTTAAGTTGATTGCGATTAAACATTATCTTACCTACGGATGGCTGGTATATTGGCTTACGATCCTCTTGTCCCTTGGGTCTTATAGCACATAATTCTCTATATACAGAAATACGTTCCATCCAAAAAGGGTGTGACTTTTTGTTCACACAGTTATACTTCCTAAAAAATACAATTTCCAGAAAGGCAATTTATTCTTTGCTTTCCGTTTCCTCCTCAGGAGTTTCAGTTTCAACTTCTGGTTCCGGAGGCGGTGTAAAGTGGCCCCTCAGAGCACTGATAGTATTATCACACTCGACAACGCGCAGGAAGTCCAGAGTTTCAGAAGGTTTCATGTCTTTCAAAATATCACAGTATTTGGGATACTCCTCCCAAGCAACAGAAGAGCGATCTTCAATTGGAGGAATTTTAGTCAAGTCGAGCTCAACAATTTCCAATTCTATGACATCTTCAACTACCCATCCACAACCAATCCAAGCACCGGTGGCGCGCTTGTACTTCACAGTGATCCTTAATGGAGTAGTTGATTTCCTCACAACGAAGTGATTGTTCAAAGGAAAACTAGTCCACTGGCTTGAACAAGGGCTGTGATCACTCACAATTGTATGAATAGGAAGAATCCAGGTACGTCTGGGACTGGCCTTATCATTTTGGTATTCTTCGTTTTGGTCGCGTTGAGTTTCAGCAATCTTAACTAGTTTTTGCTCATATGCATCTTCACCATATTTCTTCGCTAAAAAGTCAAAGATGATGTTTTCCTGTTGTTGTTGCGCTTCATACAGGGAGGTAAAGATACCGATGCATTTGGAAGTGCTGGTTTTATGCTTAGAAGTGCTGGTAGGCTTAGAAAAGTCGCGCCGATTGAGCAAGTACTGAGTCATTATTATATTATATTATATTTTAATACCCGGGATTTAAAAATGTCCTACACAAGATGAATTTCTTAAACATATTGGAATTGCATAAATATATATCAAATGGAGACTGACTTCGCAGATTTTGAATTGACTGGATATAATTTTTGGCTGCATGGGATAGAATATAAAGAGTTTACAACTAGCTCCACTGTTGGATAGAAGCATTAAAGAGCCTACTTCGCGATTTCATCACTGTAGATTGTTGTTTGTACGACATAAAAATAGATATGTACTCGGCGGGGAGGGTATACTACACCTGTGGGCATGGTCAGTAAAATGCCATGTGGCATCTCTGGGGAGTAAAGAAAATTGAAACCCCCTGGAAGTTAAGAACTTCCAGAGAAGTTAAGAACTTCCAGAGAAGTTAAGAACTTCCAGAGAAGTCAAGAACTTCCAGAGAAGTTTCTTTTACTAGCAGAAATGGGTGGTAAGTTCTCCAGTGTTGATTTTCTAGATGAAGGTAACTTTAAAGAATTTAAAACCGGTGGTGAATCACATTATATTAATGGTGCTAGGTACAGGCGCTTTAATACTGAGAGTAAGATAAACATTCACTTTAGTTCAAATGGAATGAAAATTTATGTGGATGGTCAACCACTTTCGTATGACATTGAAGCCACATTATATGATTCGGTGTTGACTGAAGTCACTTATCCTATATGGGATGATAATTCGGATGCTGCTCAAATGAAACCCTTCAAGTGTTGGTTGGTGTTTGACTACAAAAATGGAAATGGTTATATCCTAGACAAGACATTCTACTTAACTCTTCCTGTCTTACCATCTAAATATCAGGCTTGTTGAGTGTATGATTTTTTTACTTGTAAAATTGAAATTATAAAGTTTACAACTTATCGACATGGTAATCAGATTCTACAGCCACACTAGGGGGGGCCATCGATGTTTTTCTAACTTTTCCAACCACCCTATTGAATCCTATGGAATGGTTTGGCCAACTTCTGAACATCTATTCCAAGCAATGAAATTCTTACCCACAGATCCAGACTGGTTTCTGACAATTCAGAGGGCGGGAACTCCTGCCGAGGCTAAGCGCAAGGGAAGATCTAAGCGACATCCTATTCGAGACGACTGGGAAGCTGTCAAAGATGACATTATGAAAGATATTTTGAGATTAAAAGTACAACAACACAAAGACGTTCGCGATATTTTACTGGACACTGGTGAACAAGAGCTTATAGAAGCTGCTCCGCGGGACTACTATTGGGGTGAAGGCGCCGATGGTACTGGTCGCAACCGCCTTGGGATTTTGTGGATGGAAATTCGCAATGAAATTTGACTCCTCACTCTGATAGTCCGTGTAAGTTCTTGGAAGGTCACTGATCGAAAGATTTACCAATTCTTTTTTTCTAAAAAATCTCTGATTGAATGAATATACATATTCATGAGCAAAAAAATGAATCGAGAGACTCTAGTGCGAGATCTATCCCCCCATATTAAGAATGTAATTCATCGAATGCCTCCGCGCTGGCAGGAAATTAACAGTATTCAAATTGCTGCATGGAGGCGATTAATTGCCAACGGTAGTCCCCGCCGAGCTACTCGTCAATTCGTATCAGCCATTGAGGCATCTGGCGCCTGGGAAGCATTTTTAGATTATGCATGTCCATCACACATTGCATCTCGCTATAGAGACTACTCTGATGGCTATTCGTCGGATTATTAGTAGAATAATCCGGAATTATTGAAAGAATAATCCGGACTATTGAAAGAATAGTCGGTTCGCTAAGCGGTGTTAGAGAGTCCAAAATAGATTCAAATCAATAGGAACAAATCCATCCATAACTGAAAGATGATCAGTGTGGATTTTGTAGACTCCTTTGATTCGATCTAGTTTAGTTTCTTTTTTAGCATAAATGACGTATCTTGGATTAGTATCTCCCTTTTGATCTAGTTGATAAAATGGCACAATAACCGGTGATGTAAAAGTCAAAGCTTGGTGGGTTTTGTAATCTATATAACGCTTAATCTCGGGCACCCATACCCCCATATTGAGCTTGTAACCCTCGTAAATGCACTGCTTCATTTTTACAAAATCTCGCGCATCCCCTTGGCGGAAATATGGATTGAGTCCAATGGCTACCAATGAGTCTATAATCTCTTCCCGCAGCTCCAAAACCTTCATCATACTCGCGTAGCTGATCCCATTCTTATCACAGAACTTCTTAGTGGGGTTATCCGCAAAATCCTCAAATATACCCAATTGTCTGATAAAATCGTCAGCCACTTGGATATTGAAATCGTTAATTCCAAGGTTGAACATGCCACGTTTCAGGGCTTTCTGATAATCCTCGGACGGAAAAGAGACTACATTACCAACTTCTAGCATAGCCGTAATGTTAATTAAGTCAATCACACTAACTTGGAATGCATATGCTGATAGGATCATCTTGCGGTTTTCTAATGATATCTTGCGAATACGAGACATCAAGATACCAGTAGGAGTGGGCTGACTATTACCATTAACTGCACCCAATGTGTACAGCTTCTCCATAGCGCATAACATAGAATCCACCATAGGTAATGTCAATAAGTCCAAAGATTTGATGTCAATTATTTTCGGCAATAATACGAGTGGCAAATCTGCCGCACCACCTTCTGGCAAATCCTGTGACTGAATAAGCATGTTTAGTAAAAAGTCGGACACATCTTCTCGCAGAATATCCGGATACTGATTTTCGAGCATATGCGAGTGAGTATCTTTAGTGTAGAGCGGGAACCACTTGCCGGGCGCTTTACGACCACCGCGACCCCGTCTTTGACGGGCCATACTCTGAGTAACCGGCTTTTGAATCAAGGCCGCAGTAGTCATCGCAGCATTGAATTCAGCACTATTATAATACCCACTATCTATTACATAGCCCAGTGTTTCTATAGTAACTCCGGTTTCGGCAACTACAGTGGACAGGATGATGCGTCGCGTGGGCTTGCGACCATCTGGAAGTCGCAATTTTTCTATCGGAGCGAACACACTCTCGTATTCAGGACCTTTTTGTTCTACTAATGCACCATATAGTTGCAAGGGCAACACCGGATACTCTTTGAATTCTTTCTTATTGAGCTTTTCTAAATCCTGAATGAGTTGTTTAATATCACGCATTCCTGGTAAGAATATGAGAATATCCCGGAAATCATTGGGGTGCCAAATCCGCGGAGCGATGCGTTTGGGTGGTTTGCGCACATCATCTAAGTTATCCAAGTGAATCTGCTTTGCTGTTTCAAGGGCTGATCTCAAATAGTTATCAGTGTCATATTCCAAGAAATGTTCGGAAATAGGGAAACTGACTCCCTTGACTTCGATAATATTCTGAGTAGCTCCAAAGTATTTTCCAAACTCCTTGGTGTCGAAAGTAGCACTAGTTAATATCAAGAATGGGCAATCAGGGCGCTGCCAGTTGCGAGCTAAAAATTGTTTCATCAAATACATTGTAAGATCAGATCCAATGGAACGCTCATGCACTTCATCCAGAACAATAACCATATAGCGTTTAATAATGTCATCGTCGCTCATTACTAGCAATTGTTGAGTCAATACTCCTGTAGTCATATAAATCATACCTTTGATGGGTCGTTTACTAAAAATACCAGTTTGGAAGCCAATGTTCTTACCTAATTTAAGAGGGGTGCGGCCCGACTGACCTATTTGTTTATAGAACTCCTTGGTTCCATATTGGAGCATATCTTTGGGTATTTCCATAGCAGTTAGCCTACGAGGTTGTGTTACCGCGATATTTCGTCTCTGAGGTAGCCCATGATATAGCTCGGATATTAGCGCAGTGGATTTACCTGAACCAGTCTCCGCCCTGAGGGGTATAACTTTATCTCCTGGTGATTTAGGGTTTATCAATGGTACTTTTCCAGGACCGCTGGGCATACGGGCCTTGAGCCATCCTAAGATATATTCTATTGGGGTTAACTTGGCCAATTTATCGGGATCATCCCCCTTTTGTGGGACTAAATTGCCTTTTCCGTATAAAGTGGGTGATGGCATTTATATTTGTATAGTGAAACTTTTTGATTCCAAACATGCTGTGTTTGAGAAAAAAACTGAAAAAATATAGAGAGAAATGTCATACCTTGGTCGGCTCCCCCAGAATTGAAATTACGCATTAAATCTCATATAGAGTATATTATTAAAATAATCGCATTAGATACAAACTTTAATCCTAAAGAATGTCTAGGTGTTATTAAAGCGTTTACATATTTCCAAGCGTTCTTGATATCTCGCAATTCTGTGGAGGGTGGATTTAGTTCAACTCCCACGTTTGGCGTCGTAGTAGACAATAGTTGCTCGAATTTAAAAACATATGACAACCCAGTCATTACTATTAAGGGGATGAAACTAACCTCATCCACTCTAGAACGATTACAAGAATTAGAAAACTCGAACCATTCAACCAAGCCAGTTTTCCAGCATTGGCGCCGCTGCACTACTGTTGATGATGTAAACATACTCTCGAAAGATATGCTTTCAGTGGGTTATTTGGGTTACATTATATTGCCACCCCCGGTAGATGAAAATTGAAATTCCACAACACAAAACTCGCTGGAGTGTAGTTTTTTTAAAAATTGAATCGTTTAGTGGGCAATACCATAAGTACGATGGGAACTCCTGAATACCCGTCTGGATTTGAATATGATAATGAGGATCCATGTATGAAGTTCGATGATGCTCTAGGGACTCCGCAATTAGTGCTGGGGATGCCTCAGCGCAATCTAATCCTTCGCAATTTATGGTTTCTGAGCCATTACTCAGGTAAGGATGTAGTTTATTTAACTGCCAGTCGGCCCAATGGTATTCAGTATTTGGTGAATCGATTCAAAGACCGCATGTTTTACATCTGGAACTATTGCCCCGGGAGTTCCATTCGTGGAATTCGTGGAGCAAAAGTAAATAATGGAGAACTAGATGTGGAAGTTGCGGAAATCTTTGGTCGAGCTCACCCCGACTGTTTGCTAATTGTTGATGCACTAGTGGAACGTTTACCCGAATGTACATCTACAACAATTATTATGAAAGGGTTAGAGAGGCAAATGCGGCTGGTAGCGGCGCTAAAACCTAGCTTTGCGTGTTTGCGTTTCCGGTGCTGTTACAAGACTGAACACGAACCGCCTGAAGAATTATCCAAATATATGAATGATGAGCTGGAATATTTGGCTGGAAAATTGTATAGATTTCCTTGGACAAAACCCGGTAGTCCAGAGCTCACTCTTATTACAAATGGTCAAGAGCGAACTCTGTATGATCGTTCTAAAATAGATAGTCAGATGTGTTATTGGAATCATGTCGTCCGCACGGATGTTCACGAACACGGGATAAGTATATCAGATCGCGGCCAAGCACCTTGGTGGGACCATTGTTGGGACTGCGCGGCCGAGATCGCTATACTACGTGACTATATGCGCAAAACTGGTCGGGAACCTTCTAATAGTAAGGTTAAGAAAGAAGCCAATTCATTGAATAGGGTTCGTTCTATACGCCACGGGTTCCATGGCAGATATCCAAATTTGCCCGTGGAGGTGCGTCGCAGTGAGCTTTCATCATATCATCGAGACATTTAAAAATACACAATATGAAGGCCTGTGCTTTCAATCCAATTTAAAACTTCATATTGTTTGTTTCGAACAGCAATTTTTTGTATGTTCCTAGATGTTGCTATCTTGCATTTCAATACACCATGTAGGATTTCTTCTCTATATATGAAATCTAATGCATCTATATTACCACATTTCGCTGCGGATTGGCATATTCTTCTTTTAAACCCAGACTTAGTGGCCATTAGCCGTCGTAGGGTTTTATATGACACTAAATTGGTATAACCGTACTTAATCAATGGCAATTCGGTGGGAACCCCACTCACGGAAAACGAAGCCTCCTTATAGGAGGAAGAGCTCGGTAGAAGAGTTAGGTTGAGCTTGCTCCTTAACGCTATTGAGACAGGGGTAATTGGCTACCCTTTCGAAACTATCTCAAATTAAAAAATTTGATATTAACCTGATAGTGAAGAGTCAAAGTCCACTCTATTCAGAGGAATGATTAACCTCAGTCGAATAGGAAACCCCGTAATTTAGTGCGGGGAGGACGTCATAAACCAATGCACATAAATGACGGAAATTAGAATTACCGGCAAATTGCAGTCCGTGGGTTATTAACTCTTTAGGTATTATGTCTATTTTCGCAATTGCGATTTTTGGTGCAGTTGCGATTTTTGCACAATTGCTATTGAATATGTAGTATAAGTATATCAAAATAGTTGCACATCTTTCATTGCCGATGACAACGCTTAAGCAAACCCTAGCCGAAATGGACTATCCTATTGGAAAAAATAAACTACGTAAACTAAATAGTCAAATTGATTCCGATGCGTTTGCGGCCGCTGATGAGGCCGGACGCCGCAATATTGTAAGTCAGCTACTGTTGGGACATGATTATGATGAATCAAGCTGGAATAAGTTTGTACATCCATATGATGAGGAATTTGCTGCATTGTGTGCTGAAATGAACAGTCTTGTCTAATTGAAAATTAACGGTCCAATATAGTGAAAATAAGGGTCAAAAAAATGTGTAGAACTACTTCTTAAAGCAACAACTCTAGATAAGTCTCGCTATGTCACTGATATAGAGGATTTGGAAAGAATGCTTGCATCATTTGCAGGTTACTCAATCCCCAGCCTAGCTCGTTCCTCGAACTCATCTTCCGATGAATCATCTAAGAAGTGAAACTCATATACAATTGAATCGAACTTGAATTCAACCCCATCTTCCTCCTCATAAACTCTAAATATAGCCGCATCATGTTTGGGACCTAGCTCTACTAACATAGGAGATATATCATCTCGCTCGGGGACCTCCTCCCAAGCAGACAGAGCTTTGATTTGATTGTATCTATCTAATGAAGTTAGTATGAACATTTTCTCTTTGAAGAGTTTCAATTTTTTAGTATCAATATAATGGATACTGACAAGATCTTTATTGATGAATTGACTACAGCAACTTCTAATTTGGTCCTGCAAGGGGCAGCCCCTGGCACTTCTGACACGGAAGGAGGGCTGTTTACCAGCAATGGTGGCGGTGGTCTCAATAATGGTAGTTTGTACTATCGAGCCCCTTCTTCTGGAGCTGTTACCGAACTAGCAGGTGCTGGTGGCGCTGCCTTTGATAAGGGTCAATTTGTTCACGTAACATCAACTTCCTCTCAATCCTTTACATCAGCATTTACTACGTTGACTCCTGGATGGACGACATCCCTGTTCATTGGATCAGGAGATGAAGATGACCAAGGATTGTTTAATTTGGGAACGGGGGTATTCACCGCCCCTGAAGCAGGATTGTATGAATATATTCTAACCATGCTATATTACTCATCAGGAACGAATCAATCTTACTTGACGACCAACGTCAATGGTTCCTCGACCCCCAGACATTTTCGCATTTTATTTTCAGATTCTGGAGGATCTCAACCATTCAATACTGTATGTATTAACGATATCGTAAGACTAGACGCCGGCGATACTCTCGAAATGAGAGTTTCTGCGGGATCCCCGGGCATAACATTCACTCTAGGAAGTACCGGAACAAACACTTTGACCATCCGCCGTGTGCGGAGTTGAACTGGAAAAGTAAAAATTTTATTGATTTTTTTAAGTTCCAATATATAATGTCCATTTCCACGGATAAAACCCTTACGGCATCTGAAGTAGGTTCGGCATATTTAATTGCAGATAAGAGCGGCGCACAGGCGTTGACTCTACCATCTGCTGCGGATCTAGTTGCCTTATCATCTCCCTCCATAAATGACACTTATCCTCTTTACATAGAAAAACGAAATGTGGGAGACTTAGTAGTCAACAATGGAGCTGGATGGTCATCAACCGGCTCTGTGTCTGTAAAATCCAATGCGGGGGCGTTTTTTATCATAAGATTCGATAATGTTAGTGGTGGAAGTGAATCATGCTCTCTACTGAGAAGTTTCTAAATTTGTCATGAAGGTATTTCTCATATTTAATATAATACCGAGTGCTTTGGAAATTATAATAGTACTTTTAGTTGTTGTTATCGGGCTTTATATCGGATATGTTCCATATTCACAGCATAGTGTTGGACCCGCTATTCCGCCAGTAAAGCTACCTAAGGCTGGTGAAGCCACCGCACAAAAGATTTTGGCTGATTTGTTCAAGGTCTACAAGCCAGTATCTCAATACAGTCCGGACAATCCGGATATGGAAAGTCTCCGGCAATTCATTTTGGCTGTTTCCAAAAATCCCAACGCAAAGCCTTCTGGGGCCGCCATGAAATATCCCATACTGGAGGCTACTATTTTGCTAGATAGCAACCTCAAAGAATATGTTTCCAAGCTGACATCCTCTCAACTCTATGTATTTTGGGCTAATGCTTTCAAAGAAGCATCTCAGTCCTAAAATTTGAAATTTTATAAAATAAAAATGGATGGAGAACGTTTGTTGTCTATATTTAACATATATTAGACAAAATACGCATTTATACTAAATGAGTATGATGATGTGGAAACTATATTGATATATAAATGTTTTAAAGAGCGAGTCGACACATGGCTTGCACGGAATAATGTTAATAAACTTCGGAATGATCGTGAATTCGAACTGGCGATTCTAACACGTGCTATAGATGATGCTGGCGTTGATTAATTTACATTTTTTAATAATAGCTAAATATAAAACATGAATTTGAAACGCACTACCGCTGCGGTTGTCATATTATTGATTGCGATTATTGGTGCGTGGTTGGTGTACAGAGAGGATATGAGCAATAACAAGGGTGATTTTGACAAGGTCACTAAGGATCTTGAGAAGCTGATGAAAAACGCAATTGCCAATCGGGCTGAATTGACAGGATTCAAACCCGATGATTTGAGTTTAGACACTTCTGAACAAGCCCGCTTAGTGCTAACATACCTGGTTGACTTTTCCCAAGATAACAAAGTTATCCGACCGGATCCCAGCAAAATCAAGTTCTTCTATATCAAGTATATTGTTTCACCATTGCTCCGCACATGGAAGCCAGCATTGGCATCTGCGGGATATGCCGGCATTACTGTTATGTGGAGCGCGGCTTATTCCAATGTGGTATCCTAAATATTTGACAAAAACTGAATATTTTTAGGTGTTGGGTATGCGCGATGCTTCTGATAGTGGTCGCGCTGTGTCTGGTCGGGATATTGCTGGTATCAAGGATGGTGGTACGACCTGCGCCAGCTGACAAAAAGGAAATGCCTCCTGTGTCAAATGTGTTGGAACCTGTGCCAGCTGACAAAAAGGAAATGCTTCCTGAGTCAAAGGTGTTGGAACAACCTGTATCAGCTGACAAGGAGGAAATGCCTCCTGTGTCAAATGTGTTGGAACCTGTGCCAGCTGACAAAAAGGAAATGCTTCCTGAGTCAAAGGTGTTGGAACCTGCGCCAGCTGACAAAAAGGAAATGTCTCCAGGGTCAAAGGTGTTGGAATCTGCGCCAGCTGACAAAAAGGAAATGCTTCCTGTGTCAAAGGTGTCGGAACCTGCGTTGACTAGCAAGGCGATAATACCTCCGGAAGTGTCTCACGCCTTAAAGGATTTGCTTGAGGCTGGGAAGGCCGGGAGGGTCGAGGAAGTATTGCGAGAGTTAGTAGAAGTCAACTGTCTTATCACCAAATCCAGGACTTATGCCCAGGTGGGGGAAGGGACGATAGGCAATTTATGCCTCTTGGTATCCTTCATCAATGCCATGGCCCTTGCTCTGGGGCACGGACTACTGGACCAGGACGTTGTAGTCGAAAAATGCGCACTCGCCAAGATGCAATACTTTGAAAAGGAAATGCAGAAGATGTTGGAACTTAATTGGCTTCTTCCTTACGAGGCTGCGATCGTAGATCAGACCGCATGGCTCAAATTAGCGATTAGAATGGCGCTGAGTTCGATGGGACTTCCTGTTCTGAACTTTAAGATATCGGTCATCAACGCGTCGGGCGAGCTTGGTGGAGACTTCTGGAAAGACGATGTCGAGATAATAATGACTAAGCCTTCTGACATCTTTGTAAAGTTTAAACTGTTATATATTCCCGGCCATTTTGATCTGGTAGGCGTACCGATATTGGAAGACCCTTCTTGTATATAAATGGATAGTTATAAGGCTATCTTTTTTACTCCCACAAGATGAGTTGCGGCACATATATAGTCTTATTTAGGCAATGCTGACTTTTTTAGAAAATGTCGCGAGACATGCCCTCAAGTGCAAATTTTTCACCTTAATTTTCTGGCAAGATTCCAAGTGTTCAGCGATTTTTTTGAATGGCTGAACAAGTGGCTGCACACTGGTCTAATAAGCATCTAATCTACCAGTAAGTGCTAAGAATGGCTGAACATTTTTAAAAAATGGCTGAACAAATGGCTGTACATCCTCTTCTAAGAGACTATTTATAATTCTAGTGAGGAAAATGGCTGAACATTTTAGTTGAAAAATTCTTCTAAAAATATTTTGTGCAGCCATTCTCAGAAATTATCAGCCATTATTTCTGAGTTAGAAATAGACTTATCAGTTTTTTAGCATCACCATATCTGGCTCTTTTTTCACCTGCCGCAATTTTATCAAACAATCCTTCTGACTTAAGATGACGAACAAGGTCAGAAATTCTAGTTTTGAGATGAGAGTGTTCCTCAAATTTATCAGCAAGTGTACTTTTCGGAAGCCATGTATCAGGAATATACCAGTCAGGCTGATCTTGTAAAATGTGATCAACAAATTGTTTGAATGGAGTGTCTGTTGCTTGGTGTATATTAGTGATATTTACGTTGTTGATGAAGACTACAGTCATTCCGCCGGATAGATCATGTCTTGGAATAATTTTCATTAACTGCTCTGCTAAAGCTTTATTGGGTAAATATCCTCTCCCCACAAGAGCCATAGTTTCGGCATTTTTGTAAGCAGCATTTGCTATACTGGGGATTTCTTCATAAGTATCAATCACTCGTGCAATGTATCCCCCTATTTCATCAGTTCGGTAGTATGACCCAAAGTCAGTTAGCAGATGTTTCTTTTGTAAATAGTTATCCACAACTATATTTGTACAAATGACGATTAATTTGTCACCAAACTCATCTATGCTAATTTCGGCGATCTTGCCAGTTTTGCGAAGCAGGAACTTTTTCAGAGCTGATGAAAATGCTTCAATATCATCCTCGAATCGCTTGTTAATCCAGAAGAATAACTTCTGAGATACATCCTTGTGAACCAATTCATAATCCATTATGTCTTGGTCACTCAATACATTTTTACGCTGTCTACAGTCTTGTATGTACTCCAATATATTTCTTGTTTCATAGTACATATTTGTTTCTGGCTCTCTGTATTTGAAGGTTTCTGGATCATCAGATAGTTTATTCTTCCAATCCAGTTGCAAATGATTTAGTTTCTCGTAATTCATGCATATTTTATGCTTTTCAATCTGATCTTCCAAGTATTTCAAGGCATCTGGTTTAGCTGTACCAATCCAGTCCAAAATCCAACTTTTTTTATCAGGGTCGTCTTTCTCCATTTCTCGCAAAAAGTTCTTTTTGTCAATTGTATACTTACAAAAAATCAATTTTATAACATTATTCCAACAATTACCGTCGCTCAAGCTGCCTATGTATTAATATACATTCTATCATCTTATTGACAGTGCTGAGAACTCGTTTTCTTTGGCGGCAGTCCTGTAAATATTCGACAATGTCCATAGTTTCATAATATAACCCAGTTTCAGGTTCTTTGTATATAAATAGCTTTGGAGATTCTGGAAACATGAGGGGTGGTTCCACGAAGGAAAATGCCGAAAGGTGGCTGGATGTTCTTATTCCGAATGAATACGAATTAGCAAAGAAAGTAGTGAGGTCGACTATACCAAATGGTTAGAGGCAAGACTAGCTAACTTACTTTACATGTACGAAGATAAGATCAAACGTACTGAGAAGTTAGAAGACGATCTTACTCACGTTCGTCAGTTGTTAGGTGAA